GTATAGAGCATAATAGTTTATCAAACACAGTAATTTCTGGTACGTCTAACTATCTGGAATCAGAACTTAGATGGAGATATTCTGCACCTCCAAAAGTAACCAGTGTCCAACCCGGAATCAATAATGTTTCTTGTAAATTTGTAGCTTGCTTCGATGGGGACTAGAATAGAAAGCAACCAAGTTAAGTTGCGCTCGAATGGCTAATTTTTATTCAGGACAAGACGGACAATTATTTGTAGATGGTGGTAGTACTGCTGTAGCAAAAGTAAGATCTTGGTCATTCACTGCAAGTCAAGCTGTTCTAGAAACGGTGTCTTTAGAGGATACAGATCGAACAATAATTCCCGGTATCCGAAGTATTACAGGTAGTTGCTCTATTTATTATTACTCTGAATCTGGAGGAAATACAGGTGCAGGTGGAGTATCGACTTTACTTCAGAAATTTGTTAAGCCCTCTGGAGGATCAACAGCCGGTACAGGTAAGACAACTAAAGCCTCGAACGTAAAATTGAAATTAGCTATTGACGATGGTTCAACAGATGGAAGATTTATAGAGTTCTTTGTTTATATAACCAGTCTCGCAATGACTAACGCAGTTGGTCAGGTATTAGCTGCGGATATTAGTTTTGAAGTAGATGGCGCACCTATAGGAACAGGGTCAGCTATATCGTTCTAATTTGTGGCAATTTATTTCGGATCAAACGGTCTCGTTGAACTAAAGCGAGATACCAATAATAAAGGTTTAGTTACTCAGCTAGATCCACATGATGTCAATGTATCGAAGCGTCGTTTTTCTGTTGATTTTAAAACGAACTCTTTAATTACAGGAGATCAAGTTGAGATTGAGACCCTTGATGGATCAAATCTTGACTTGGTTTCAGGTCATAGTTATCCAGATATTAGAAAGTTTTTGCATGTTGATGAAGTTGGAGGTATTCGACTTTTTGATTCTTTTGAACTGGCTCTCGCTGGTAATCAGTCTGAAGCGTCAGTTTTAACTGCGCCATCGACAGCAAAAGAAATACGTATCATTACCCGTAACCAGCGTTATCGTTGTCTTGCAAATATTAAAGATTTTGAGATTACAACAACAAGAGATTCAGTAGATCTCACCAATTTAGGAGAGGAGTTTAAATCGCAATTTGATCGTGGCTTAATTTCCGGTCAAGGTACTTTGAATTGTTTATGGCAACATCAGTATTTGATGTGTGACCAAGAGTACTCAACAAATGCTCCAGAGTTTCCGGCTTACTTAGCTCAATTAATTTTGAGAGTGGAGCAAGGTGCAGACTTTATGGGTCAATTCTTTATCTATTACAACGGGTCTGCGGATGTAAATAGTATTTGGTATGAAGCTGACTGCTTAGTTTCTAATGTTGCTGTCTCTGTTTTAACTGATGGAGTCATAACAACTAAGATTGACTTTGTTACGACGGGTCCGTTTCATTTAAAAAGTGGTGCGCCGGAAGAATACTTACTACAAGAAAGTGGAGATTTACTTCTACAAGAGGATGGAAGTAAGCTTACTCTTGAAGATACGAACTAGAATTGACCTATGATGACCCTACCAAGTTGAGTTGAGCTATGCCAGATCTTGAGATTAGTCAGTTACCGGCGTTAGCTGGAGCTGGTTTACAGGCGACAGACCCCATCCCTGTCGCTGATTTAAGTGCGAGTGAAACAAAAAAAGTTACAGCTAAAGATCTAGTTCAAAGTGGTGTCGCTTTAATTGATACAGCGTCTATTCCGGCAACTGCTCTTAGTTATCCACTGTCTGCCGGACAGATCGTTGAAGCGACAATTGCAGATTCAGCGGTCACAAATGCAAAGTTAGCTAATTCAAGTTTTAGCTTCGGAGGTTTAACGGTATCTCTTGGATCAACGGATGCAACTCCGGCTCTAAACTTAACTGATGCAACTAATTATCCAACTTCTTCCTTAAGTGGCACGATTACTAATGCTCAATTAGCAGGAAGTATTGAAGGTAGTAAATTATCAGATACGACAATCGCTTATGTAAAATTAAACTTATCAAATGGGGATATACCGGGAGCAAAAATAGAGAGCGCAAGTTTAACATCAACGCAGTTAGGGACTGACTCTGTAACAGCTACACAGATAGCTGAAAATGCAGTGGGGGCAAGCGAAATTGGAAGCGCGGTTATTACAAATAGTCACATTGCCAGTAATACGATTCAAGCGGGTAATATCGCTCCAAATGCGATTGGAAGTTCAGAATTATCAGACAGTTCTGTGGATACTGCGGCTGTCCAAGATTCAGCGATTACAACAGCTAAAATTAATAATGCTGCGGTCACTAATGATAAGTTAGCGGGAAGTATTGCAGGTACTAAATTATTAGATTCGACGATAACTTCGACTCAGTTAGGTACAAATAGCGTCACAAGTACTGAGTTGGCTGACAATGCCGTGGATACGGCAGCTATCGCTAGTTCAGCCGTAACAGATGTCAAAATTGCTAGTGGTATAGACGGATCTAAGATAACAGATGGTACTATATTACCTGTCAAATTAAATGCTAGTAATTTAGATCGTTCGATTAATGTTTCAGGAGATAATCTTGGTATTAATAATGCAGTAAGTGGCGGATCGTCAGCACGAAATGGCATTACTTATAACAATGAAGGATTAATAACATCAACGGCTGCTTTAGTTGCAAGTGATTTACCAGAGGCAACAACTTCTGCTATTGGTGCAGTTTCCGTTCCAACAGCAGGCGGTTTATCAGTTACAAACTTAGGTGCAATATCAATTACTAATAGTGTTACTGCGGCGACAAGATCTGGAATTACATTTAACGCTCAAGGATTAATTACATCGACAGTTGCTTTAGCTGCTGCAGATTTACCAGTAGCTACAACAACAGCAATTGGAGCGATGAAAGTTCCAACAGCGTCAGCACCTTTAGCTGTTGATGGTAATGGGGTTTTATCAATCGCAGATTCAGGAATAGCTGCGGGAACGTATGAAAAAGTTACTGTCAATGCAAAAGGGATAATTACTGCTGGAACTGATCTAGTAGCAGTTGATATTCCTGATCTTGATGCAAGTAAAATAACCACTGGATCGCTTGCTACAGCTAGGATTGCTGATGATGCAATTACAATGGACAAGCTAGGTAGTGGTGCTATCTCGTTTATTCAAGAAGCTCAACCTGCGATTACTGATCTACCAACTGGTGTTTATTGGTTACAGGAATCAACAGGGCAATTAAGAATATTTAACGGAAACTCTTGGTTTTCAGTGGGTTTTGGTCGATTAGCAGAAGAAAATCTCAGGTTCAGTGGAACCTTTTCTGCTACGAATGGTTTGATTGTTACCCTGACAAGTTTTGGAACATCCGCTGGTTTCAGTGTTGGGACAGCGATACCTGCTGGAACAGCTTCAATTACTGGTTGTTATTTCGTATGTGTTACCCCCGGAAATGGAACAGCGGTTGTGCCATCAACCAGTTTCGACGCTGGTGACTGGTGTTTATGTATGGGTCTGAATGATTGGGATCGAATTGATACTCTTAGCGGTCCGGGGTCAGTAAGTTCTTTAGATGATCTATCTGATGTAACTATTGACACCCCTACTGCCGGTCAATTCTTTGAATACGCATCTGACGGACAATGGAAAAACGTATCTGAGATAGCTGGCGGGACTTATTAATTTAACTCAACTGAGTTAAGTAGGCTAAACTTAAGTCACCTATGGATATAGGCGACCACCGCTTGTATAAGCATTAGACCTCATGGCTATTAAGATCACGCTGAAAAACAGCGTCGTACAAGATTCTGTTCCAACTACTACGCATTTACCAGCGGTAGGTGAACTAGCACTAAACGCAAATATCAATAGCCTCGGTATCTACATGAGGGCTAGTGATAACACCATTGTTAAGATGGCTGGCCCCGGAAGTTTGACAACTCCGGCAGCTTCTACAACAGTCGCCGGAATTAGTGAATACGCAACAAATACCGAGACAACAACCGGTACAGCAACAGATCGAACTGTTACCCCGGCTGGTTTAGCAGCGGTTACTTCGGCTGAACGCTCTACCTCAAATAGCGCTTATTTAGGTCTTGCTGGTGGAACATTAACTGGTTCATTATTAGTGACTAATGGCAGTGCAAGCACTAATTCTATCTCTGCCTCTGGAGATGCAAATACTGGATTAAATTTTGGAACAGATATTGTTAATGTTGCGACTGCTGGATCTAACCGATTAACGGTTAATGCTGATGGAGATGTTTTAGTAGCTACTACAACAACACCTTCGGCTGATATTAAATTGCTTGTTGCTGGAAATGCAGGTGTCAGTTCTGGTAGTTATCTTAGTTTTAGAGCAGATTATGGAAACGCGACTGAGCCAGCCTCACATGCAATAAAGTACGATTCAAGTCTTACAGGTCTTAGAGTATATGGATATGGTGGCGTTGCTTTTGATACTGGAGGAAATGAAAGTGCAAGAGTAGATAGTTCAGGTCGGTTGCTTGTTGGTCATAGTTCTAGTGTTGATCAAAACGCCAAAGTACAAGCATCTACTACCAGCACAGATACATTTGCAGGCTTTAAATATGGAGCTAATAATGCACCAAATATTATTAGACTCGGAAAGTCACGAAATGCTTCTGTCGGCAGTAATACAATTCTTCAAGATGATGACGAGATAGGAAGAATTAATTTTGTAGGTGCTGATGGTACAGATTTTAATGATTGTGCGTCTATTCAGTGTTTTGTAGATGGAACGCCTTCAGATGGGACAGATATGCCCGGTCGTTTAGAACTTAGAACGTCAGCAGATGGATCAGCTACACCTACAACACGACTAACAATTACCAGTGCAGGATTAGTTAACGTTCCAGATAACGGGAAATTTACTGCGGGTGCTTCGTCAGATTTATCTATTTACCATGATGGAAGCCACAATAAGATTGCAGCTAGTAATGGCAATATTCATATTGAGACTGGTGGTACTATAGAACTAAATAAAGGTACTTCAGAATATCTAGGTAAATTTGTATCTGACGGAGCCGTAGAACTCTATTACGACGGCGTTAAGAAGCTTGCTACTTTTACAAATGGCATAGATGTTTCTGGTCAGGTTAGAGTTGCTGCTAGTTCAACAGGGTATGGTTCTAATTTCTACGATAGTATCAAGTCTGCATGGGGAGGTTCGCAGGATCTTCAAATTTACCACGATGGTACAAATAGCCACCTGAATAATTTAACTGGTTATTTAGTTGTTGGTACAGACTCTTATGCACTTAAATCTCAAAACTTAAATGAGTTTTATATAAAGGCATTAAAAGACGGAGCCGTAGAAATCTACTATGCTAATACTAAGAGTTTTGAAACCACATCAACGGGAGCAAAAGTAAATGGTTCTAAATTAGACGTTATAAATACTGCTGGTGCTGGTGATGCTCAACTTTATTTAGAAGCTGGCGAAGGCGGTACAGCCTATATACAATTTATAGCTGATAACGGTGATGATAATACTGATAAGTCACGAATACTTCAAGGCGATGGAGGCAACTTAAAAATACAGAATTATGATTCTGGTTCTTGGGCTACTAAGCTTGAGACAACTTCTTATGGTGTTGCCTTTGTCGATGAAGCTAAATTTGATAATGATACAAATGCTGGTAGAGATGTAATTTGGGATCCAGCTAACGATCAAATGAGATGGTTAGATAACACAACAGCTGCGTTTGGAACTGGTTCAGATCTTCAGATCTACCATGATAACTCGCACTCATACATAGCAGAAACAGGCACAGGAAGACTACATATTAATACGTCTGAATTAAGAGTTAACAACGCTGCTGATAATGAAATACTTATTTCTGCTACAGAAAACGGAGCCGTAGAACTTTATTACGACAACTCAAAGAAGGCATACACAACTGCGGGCGGCTTTAAAGTTGATAATAAATTAGAAATACCAGATGGAGGAGCAACAGGAACAGATGCAAGAATTGTTGTTGGAACAGGGGATGATCTAAAAATTTACCATAATGGATCTAACTCTTTCATTGAAAACGATACTGGACTATTGTTTTTAAGGGCTAAAGCTGGTGAAAACAGTATCAACTGTAATCCTAATGGAGCCGTTAAACTCTATTACGACAGCGTTAAAACTTTTGAAACGAATGATAACGGAGCCACAGTTTACGGTGGAGAAGGACAACATTCAAGCTTATATCTTTATGCTGATGAGGGAGATGATAACGCTGATAAACTTAGGCTTCAACAGTCTTCAACTGGAGATTTCTGGATTGAAAATTACGCAAGTGGTAGTTGGGAAGCTCATTTAAAAGCAAGTAATAACGGAGCCGTAGAACTCTACTATGACAACTCTAAGAAGTTTGAGACGAATTCGAGTGGTACACGG